ATACCGATGGAACTTGTCCAAAGACCCATAACAGGAACAAAGAGCATAAAGAAATGCAACCACCTCTTATTGCTAAATGCAATACCGAAGATCTGAGACCAGAAGCGGTTTGCTGTAACCATTGAGTAAGTTTCTTCCTCTTGAGTAGAGTCAAATGCTTTGAAAGTGTTTGCTTGTTCACCGTCTTGATACAGAGTATTCTCCACGGTCACACCGTGAATTGCAGAGAGTAATGCACCACCCAGGATGCCTGCCACTCCCATCATATGGAAGGGGTTGAGAGTCCAGTTGTGGAAACCTTGTAAGAAAAGTAGGAATCTAAAGATCGCCGCAACGCCAAACGATGGCGCAAAGAACCAACTGGATTGTCCAAGTGGGTAGATGAGAAATACACTAACAAATACGGCAATAGGACCTGAAAAAGCAATCGCATTGTAGGGACGGATACCGATTAGACGAGCAAGTTCAAACTGCCTGAGCATAAAACCGATAAGAGCGAAGGCTCCGTGGAGCGCCACAAAAGCCCAGAGTCCCCCAAGTTGGACCCAGCGGACGAAATCGCCCTGAGCTTCAGGACCCCAAAGTAGAAGAAGAGAATGACCCATAGAGTCAGCAGGCGTTGACACAGCCGCTGTAAGGAAATTAGCACCCTCAAGGTAGGAAGACGCCAATCCGTGGGTGTACCACGACGTAACAAAAGTAGTGCCAGTGAGCCAGCCCCCAATTGC